CTGGGGGTTGTAGTACATGTCGAGCATGTCGGTCTGGGCACCGCCTGCGAAGGCGAGGACGCCCGGGGCCTTCTCGAAGAAACAGCCCCAGCCCTGATAAAGCAGGGTCATCTCCACAAAGCGGGGGTCTACCTCCTTGGGAAGATTAACCCACTCGAACTGCTCAAGCGCGAGGGTCGTCATGTAGTTGCGCCAGAACCGTTGGGTCTTGGCGTTCATCTCGGCAGTGGTCCAGGTGGAGTCCTCGATGTCGGATGCGCAGAGACAGCCGGGAGCTGGACCGAAACCGACGTTGACGGGACCTGCGGGGTTGAAGTTCATGTTGAGGTTTGTAGGCATGGTTCACCTCCTAGGTGTAATAGGTCTGTATCTTGGATTGGATTGGTTGCACGTCCGTGGGTTTGGCTTTACCGATTTGCGACGGTTCCGCCCAGACGGTGGTTCCCTGTTGTAAGATCGCACGGATACGGTCTTTGTCCGTCTCGTCGGCTCGGGCGCACTCTAGGTAGACTTCAGCGAAACGCCAGTAGGAGCAGGGAGAACAGATTCGCAGGTCGTTGGGTATATCGATGTAGCGGTTAACGGTATACCCCCAGCGCTTAAAATAGTCCCCGAGCTTTGCCACGTAGGCTGAGTTGATTCGCTTGTACTTGACGAACAGGGTATAGGTCAGCCCGTTGGCGTAGCGCAGGCCCTGGCCGCCAACGTTGCCGACCGAGCTTGGGGGCTTTAGCTGGGCGTCGGCCACTCCCGACTCGATTGCTTTGATAGCCTGGGCGTAGTCACCGGCTATCTTCGCAGTCTCAAAGTTGTAGTCGTTAAGCCCGGTGTTGAGACCGCTCCAAACATCGCCGATATAGGGCACCTGCGAGACGATGCCGCCGAGGGCTAGGCCCATGGCGGCGTTGGTTCCCTGCTGGGTCCAGCCCCATCCCATGTCACGACCCCACCCGGCGATGGCTTCGGCCCCGGAGCTGATTGCACCGGTGCCGAGGTCGCGCAGGGTGTTGGCGGCCTGGGCCATGTACGCCTGGTCGGAGGGTGAGAAGGGGTAGCCTACCTGGTTCGAAAAGTTGCGGGCCTGGTTAAGCGTGCTCATCTCCTGGTTGTATGACGCCGTGTCGTACTGGTACTGGCGGGTGTGCGCGGTCGACGCCATGTATACGATGGCAGAGTTGTTGAGGATGGACCATTGGGGGAACTGGTCGAACCACACGGCTGTGTCCAATAGGTCACCGAACGGTACGGTCGCACTGCTCGTGGTTGTTGCGGTGCCGTCGGTCTGTACCATGGACACGGTGAAGGTACCTGGGTTGTTGCTGCCATAACCCCAGGGGATGGCGGCTGCTTCCAGGTAGGGTGCCACGGCACATGCCATGATTTTGACCGGGGTGTCGTTGGCGGGGAGGAGCTGTGGTTTGAGGAATACGCTGTTCTGACCGTTGGAAAGCTCTACCACAGTGTAAGGGTATGCCCACAGCTTGCGTAGGTCCTTGTAGTCGGCAAGCCCGTCCCAACCCTGGTTGAGGATGACGCCGGTCTTAATGCTGGCACCGGTGGTGCCGAGGTCGAAAATACCGTCGCTGGCTGCGTGGAAGGTCATCAGCTGGGGGTTGGCGCTTGCACCGAAGAGATGCCCTGCCACTCCGATGTCGTCGGGCTGCACGAGGGCGCGCGGTACCGAGGTGATGGACACTATGCACTGGGTTACCCAGCTGTACAAGCTCATCTCATGGAGTATCTGCGCAACCGAGCTAGCGGAGGTGTCCAGGTCGATGAGGTAGACCGCAGAGCCGGAAAAGATGCCGTTGTAAAAGCCGCCGACGGCGCTTTTGAGCGTGGGGTTGTCGACGCTGCCCGGGTCTGCGGTCAGGTCGGCGGTGGACACTATGGCAAGGTAGTCGGCTTTGGCAACGCCGTTGGAGTCGGTCTGCAGGCTGTACGTCTCTACGTAAAAATCCTGGAATTCGGGGCCGTTGTCCAACCCTTCCGGAACGCTAAAGTAACGGTTGAGGGTTGCCGGTACGTTGTCGGTCGCGAGGCATGGGGTGTTGACCATGGGGAGGTGACCTTGGGTATAGTACCCGGTGCCCATATCGACGTCGAAGAGATACTGTTGCCACACATCCGGTTGCAGGGTAAGCGTTGTAGGCTGGGGGGCGTCCTGAGTACATCCTACGATGAAATAGTAATAGTCGATGGGAGGCGTCACCGGGTAGGTTTCGCGAACCGGGTTTGAAACAACGGCGTAGTTGTATTGAAAAGCCGAAGTATAGGGAACGTCGATGGTGATAGGCTCTCCTGGGTAGCAGTACACCGAAGAGTGGACTCCGATGCTCAGGGATTCGAGCGTTGAGAAGTAGTTCAGCCGGTCTGCCATGGAATCGAACTGTACAACGTCGTGATAGTTGACGTCCCACGGTACACGGTAGAGCGTAACCGTTGCCCCGGGTTCCCAGGTGGTTATAGGCATTGTGTCACCTCCTAGTTTTCACGTGAAACGAAGAAAGGCCCCGCCCGAAGGCGGGGCCGGAAAAGGACTAGCCGACGGTAATGTCCACGGTGGCGGTGTAGGTCTTGGTAGCGCCCGAGGGGTTGATGTACGAGGCGGTGCCGGTGAGGGTGAGCTTTCCGCCCTTGGTTGCCCCGGTCTTTTGCAGGTGCAGAACGTTCTTGTTGTCAATCCAGGTGCGGCTGTTCAAGTCGAAGTCGGCTGCGATGTCCCAGATGACGGTGTTCGGGCGGACGCCGAGACCGGTAAGGTCGACCGTGGCGGGAGAGCCGGTGAGCGTTCCCTGAAGCTGCACGTTGAGGGCCTGGGTCTTGCCAGGCTCGACGGTGGCGGTGGCGGGGGTGATTTCGACGCCGGTAACGTCCATGGTTACGGTGGGGGTTACGGTCGCGGTGCCGCCGTGGGTGAAGAGGATTGCGGGCACGAACGGCGAGACCGAATAGATGCCCTGATGGTGGAGCCAGTAGTTGGTTGTGAGGTTGCTACCGTCCTGGAAGGAACGCATACCCTTGAAGGTGTCGTGGCACACGAAGAAATCCCGGGTGGTGAGCAGCGCGCAGGCGTTGGGGATGGGCAGCTCGTCCACGACGATGCGACGCACGTCGATGTCGGCAAGCTCGACATGGAAAAGGGAAGCGAGCACCTCGACGTCCAGGTTGGCCTCACACTCGGGGATGGTGATGAGCATCAGCTCCGACGGGTCGGACACAAAGACCGGAATGTCGATGACGTTGGCGTTGTATCGGGAGCTGGGCACCTTCATCTTGCCGGTGAGGGTGCGGACCTGCTTTAGAAGCTCCTTGCCTCCGGCCTCGGTGGTGAGGGGGTCGTTGTCGAGGTCGACGGTGTAGAAGCCCCAATGCTTCTGATAGTAGGCGATGAGTTCGAGCATGATGCGGTACTCGTCGTACTCGTCGGCATTCATGGGAGCGTTGAGGAATCCGGCCACCAGCGAGGAAAGGCCATACTCTGAGTCAAAGGACTGACGGAGTTCAACCTCGTTGATGGAGATGGGGTACATGTCCTGGCGGTTGCGCGAGTGGAACCATTCCTGAGCTTCCGGTGCGTTGACGTCAAGTAGGGTGGAAGCCTGGGAATAGGCGTGTGCCTTAATCCACTTGGGCGCAATCTCCTGGATAGTATGCCCGTAGGGCAGCGAAGCTCCCTTGAACTCGCGGAGGAGGTTCTTAAACTCTTGATTACGAACGCGAACCATGCCGATTCGCATGACCAGGGCGTTCACAAAATAGTTCCACATGTCGTTGTTGAGCGGGTCGAACAAAGCCCCCAGGGTCGCGTCGATTCCG